TTTCAAAAAACTTTGATAAGCAACTTTTGGACCCAGTGTGGGAATCCGTAAGTTTAAAATTAAAAAAATATTCCCCCTTTCTAAATATTGATGTATTCAAGTTTAAAAAAATTTTGCGGGATATTATAAATGAGTGAATTTTTTCAATCCGAAATCATCCAAGAAGAATTGGGTGAAATAAATCGAATACAGGAAAAAATTTGCGGAAGCATTATTTCTTTTGGTGTGATGTCCCGCAAAGAAAAACTTGAACATATTGAAATGCTCACAGACTTGCTAGAAAAGCAGCAAGTGATGTATACTAGGTTGTCCCTTTCAGATGATCCCCAGGCGGTTCACATGAAAGAGAGCATCCGCAAATCAGTTGCAATGATGGGTTTTCCTTCAGGCACTGATATGCAAACATTATTCAGTAGTATGAAGGCAACAATCAAATCTCTCAAAGAATACGTTGACGGTTGAGAGAATCCCTGTTATACTATCAGAGTAATCCCCCGAATCCAAACTATCCGAGGTAATCCAAATGTCTTTTGCTGACCTTAAGAAGCAATCTAAACTTGGTTCTTTGACCGCAAAACTGGTCAAAGAAGTCGAAAAAATGAATAATACCACTAGTTCTGGTGATGATCGTCTCTGGAAACTAGAATGTGATAAGAGCGGTAACGGTTATGCCGTCATCCGTTTCCTGCCAGCACCTAATGGTGAAGATCTTCCCTTCGTGAAACTTTACAGTCACGCATTCCAAGGTCCTGGTGGTTGGTACATCGAAAATTCTCTGACTACTCTTGGTCAGAAAGATCCTGTGTCTGAGTACAACACGATGCTGTGGAACAATGGTACTGATGCAGGCAAAGAACAAGCACGTAAGCAAAAACGTAAACTGACTTATGTTGCTAACATCTATGTTGTCAAAGATCCTGCAAATCCCCAAAACGAAGGTAAAGTTTTCCTGTATAAGTTCGGTAAGAAGATCTTTGATAAACTGACTGCAGCAATGCAACCTGAGTTTGAAGATGAAGAAGCAATTGATCCGTTTGACTTCTGGCAAGGTGCCAACTTCAAACTGAAAGCAAAGAACGTTGCTGGTTATCGTAACTATGATTCTTCTGAGTTTTCCCGTCCTGATGCACTTCTTGACGATGATGATGCGATGGAAGCAATTTGGAAGAAGGAATATTCTCTTGAAGAGTTTGTTGCTGCCGACCAATTCAAGTCTTATGATGACCTGAAGAAACGTCTTGATTATGTTCTGGGTATTCGTGGAGTTCCCAAAATGCAAGACCAAGAAACTGTCGAGATGGAAGAGTCCTGGGATCGTGAACGTCGTGGTGAAACCGCATCCGATGTTCCATCTTCAATCAAAGAAGAACTGAATAGTCTTTCTTCTAGTTCTTCTGGTTTTGATGAAGAGGAGGATGAAAATCTCTCATACTTTGCAGCACTTGCAGCAGACTGAGTAAATTGTGAGGAGGGAAACCTCCTCTTTTTTATGAATTTACGATCCTAGTATTTTCAGTACGAATCAAATTATCGTTAATATATTGAGAAGATTGGTCATAAATCATAATATTTCTCATATCATTTAAAAATTGTTGTAAATATCCTCGTCTTAGTAAATAAATCGAGGATTTTTCTCTATTTTTTCTAACTTCATATTCATAGTTTTCTACACTAACGACTGGATTAATATTAACAGCAGGATTGGTTGGATTTGGAATAGTAAAGTTGGAATCTACAATTTTACCTGCAGGTAAGATTAATCTTCCCTGAGCATCCTTTACTTCTACAGTTTCATAATGGTGCGGTGCAGTTAAGTTTTCTATTCCATATTTTTTCTCTGCAAGTCGGTAGAGATCACGATTCGACAGAGGCCATTCATCTCTTACACTAACGATTCCAGCAGTCATTAAAACAACCCAGTCGAGTTCAGAACTGCCATAAAATTCTTCGGCAACTGTATCTGGTCTTGCACCTTCTACGATTTCATACTTGTCAAAAATAGTGAATACGTTTTGTAAGTCATCACGTAATTTATTTCTTCTGAATAAATTCTTGACTGTCAAATAATTTTGTGTAGAATTACTGTCTGATAAAAAAGACTGATAATCTACATTTGGCAGTTCTCTAAAGTATCCCATATCAGTATCCTACTCCTCCTGCTTCGTTTTGATCTACATCATAAATTGGTTCAATTTCTTTAAAGGTAAGATCCATAATCATTGAAACAGGTGTCCCGTCTTCATACGTCGAATAAACACCTTCACCAGTGTAATTTACATTAATACTTTCTAAAAAACATTGTTTGAATCTATGTAAGTATTGATGTTCAGCACCACCTTGACGATATCTCAATTCAAATACATTTGGAGTTCTAAGAAAAGATTCTAATCCTTCCAAATCTTTTTGATTACTTCCTAGTTTAGGGGCCATATTTCTCTTAAAAGATCTTATAATTTGTTTGATTTGTTCACCTTCTGTTGCACTTCTAGGAGTCATTTTATATTGAAATCTAAAAGATCTAAGAGTTGGTTTATCAAAGAGGAGTTCTATATTTGGATTTAGGATTTCTCCAGTTGCTCTTGCTAAAATTTGATCGGGAGTAATATTTGCTCCAAGTATACTTACCGCACTTGATGTAAGTTGTCTGGTCATAAATCCTTGAGCACCCGAAAGTCCTCCTACAGCACTTACTGTTCCTTCAAGTGTTTTACTGGCACTATTTTCAAATGCACCAACTAATGCTCCAATACCTCTACCTTCTCCGATGACTTTTCCAGTCTCCATTAAACCACCAACACCCCCAACTACGGCACCAGCAATACTATTCAGACTCGATTCTCCATATTTAACTGCATTATTATCAGAAACATTGGATGGCATTGGGAGAAGAATTGTCTCCAATTTTTCCTGCCCCTGATTGACATTTCTACTTCTTGCTTTTGATGATAGTGATGTTGATCCTTCTTCTTCCCTATTTCTAATATCTCTAATAGATTTATAACGAACAATATCTATCTGTAGATAATCAGTCTTATCTGTAAATACTTTGTATGGATAACGATAGACTTCTGCCATTTATCTACTTTTTTAACTATTTAGAAACTTAGCGTAAGGAATTTCTCTTAAATCCGCAATCTCTCCAGAGTCAACTATGTACAATTGACCTGCAACTTCATTCCATGTATATTTTCTATATTTTCCCCAGTGAAAATTTAATCCAGTAAAACCAGTTGAATAAACTTCCGTACATGCAATTAATGGGTGTTGATCATATCTTATATTAGGTGTTTTTGCATTATAAACAAAGGTATAAAATTTACCTACATCTGGAACAGGAGTTACTGTATCCTTTAAAGCATTCATAATTTCCAACATTAACTCTTCAGAATCTTCAACACCAATTAAATCATTTATTATATTTCTAATCCTATTTGCATCATCATCTGTTGGTCTTTGATTTGGTCTTCTTAGGTCTTTTCTTATCCCTTCCTTATAAACATTAGAACCTACAGGAATATTTGGGTCATTGCTGTAGGTTACTTCTCCAGTTTCTACGACATAATTATATCCTTTTCCTATTCTTCCACCTTTTCTGATGGTTCTTGCCATTAGTTAATTCCTAATTCGTTTTCTGTGAGGACCTTAAATTCATAACCATGATCTAAACACCATTCTTTTGCTGCTTCCCACTTTGCCTGGTTTTTCGCATATTCAACAACTTCAAAGATGTATCCTTTTGTCTTTCTTTTAGGAATTTTTGGTTCTACACATTGTCTTTGTGGTTTGATCTCAATGATCATTTTTTTGATTTTACCACTAGATTCTCTAACTTTGATATAAAAGTCTGGGAAGTATCTGTGATATCGATTATCAACTGGCGAACGATATGGAACGACAATCTCTTCACTTCCCCATTCTAGAATATTTTCATTTGTGTCACAATATTTCATGAATTTGCGTTCCCAAAGAGAACGATAGATAATATTATTCGGGTCACCTTTATATTTTTTGGGATATGATGGTTTATAATATCCTTTATACGACATCTAAATAACTAATAATAAAGTAGTCTTACAGGTATTTAGAGTGGCTCGTCCTTATGTAAGAAGTATACAACCATACGAAGCAAAGGAAGTATTTGGAAATTTAGCTCAGACAAATCATTATCAAGTATCTTTTTCTGGTCTCAATAGTTCTATCGTACAGCACATAAGGACGAAATTTGGTATTCTGAGAGCAGATGATTTTATGAGTCGTAAAGGTGGAATCTTATGCTCAGATGCATCACTTCCATCAAGCTCTCTTGCTACTGGAGAAGTAAAGGGTGATTTTATGGGAATTCCTCAGGAATTTGCACATACGAGATTATATACTGATATTGACTTTACCTTTTATATTGACAAAGATTATACCAATTTAAGAATTTTTGAAGGATGGATGGATTATATTTCTGGTGGATCAGAATCTCTTGATGGAATGAATGAACTTGATGATAATTACTACCGTCGAATGAGATATCCAGACACATATAAAGTTCAAAATATGTTTATCTCAAAATTTGAAAAAGATTATGGACAACAGTTGGATTATCAATTCATAAATGCATTTCCAAAACTAATGACTGCGATTCCAGTTTCTTATGGAAATGCTGATATTTTAAAAGTATCTGTTACGTTTAACTATGATCGTTATATTGTCAATCCAAAAGGTAGAATTAGACAAAATATCTCTACCGAATTTAATGATCTTAGGAAAGCACCTTCTGCAGAATTAGTACAAAGAGGTCAAGAAACAAATAATCAAAGTACACCTCAACAGGTCCAGCAAATTCCAACAATTCCTTATTCGGAACCAGCAAACACTGCAGGTCCAGGAACAAGATTTTTACCGACAGATTCTGCCACTGGATATAGAGGGGAAGGAAATCCAGATGGACAACTTCTTTATCCAAATGGAACTCCAGTCTATCTTCCTGATGGAACAATTAGAAATAGTCAATGGGATCCACTTTAACTGAAGGTATCTAAATAATTATACCTGAATTGTATCGCATACTATGCCTTTACCTAAGATTAATACCCCAACGTATGAGTTGGTATTGCCTTCCACTGGAAAGAAAATTAAGTACAGACCTTTCCTTGTAAGAGAAGAAAAGATTTTAATCATGGCGATGGAATCTGAAGATATGGCAGAGATTACTAATGCCATTATTCAGATTCTTGGTGATTGTATTCTTAGTAAAGAGGTTAAAGTAGAATCCCTTGCAACTTTTGATATTGAATACCTGTTCTTGAATGTTCGTGCCAAATCTGTCGGAGAAACTGTAGAGGTTAATATCACTTGTCCAGATGACGGCGAAACGCAAGTAGAAATGGAAATTCCTATTGATGATATTAAAATTCAAAAGACTAGAGGACATAAAAATATTATTAAACTTGATGATGAACTTTCAATGAAATTGAAATATCCATCATTGGAACAGTTTGTAGAAAATAACTTTGAAACTGCACAAGAAACAACAGAAGTTGGGCAATCACTTGCAATGATTACTTCTTGTGTTGAGATGATTTATAATGCAGAAGAAAGTTGGGAAGCATCTGATTACTCAAAGAAAGAACTTGATGAATTTATTGAACAATTGAATACTAAACAGTTTAAAGAAATTGAGAAATTTTTCACTACGATGCCAAAACTTTCTCATACTATCGTAGTAAAAAATCCTAATACTGGAGTAGAATCTGAGGTTGTTCTTGAGGGACTGGCAAGTTTTTTCAGTTAGGTATGGCTCATACTAATCTTGAGTCATACTACAAGATTAATTTTGCTTTGGTGCAGCACCATAAATATTCATTAACAGAGTTAGAAAATATGATTCCGTGGGAGAGGGAAGTTTATCTTGCACTACTCCAACAATACATTGAAGAGGAAAACCTAAAGGCACAGCAACAGAATGGCTAGAAGAGCAAAAAGACGAAAAGGTGGACCTTCTTATGAAGAAGTGATGGAGTCTATTGACGAGAAAGAATCTGCTAAACCTCTAACTAAAAAGCAAGAGGAACAAGAAAGGAGAAAAAAATTAAGACTTGAAGCAGAATCTGAAAAAGAATCTAAGACTCCAAAGTTAAATGTAAAAACCGTTTCATCAGCAGTTTTTGGAAAAAATGAAGATTTTTCGAAGTCAATTAAAAGTATTCATGGAACTATAAGCAAACTAACTGGTCATGTTAGAAAAGCAGTAATAAGAATAAAAGATTTAGAATCGAGAACGGAAAAAGTAGAGGAAGGTAACGCAAATAATTCAGAGAAAATTACTAGGATTAAGAATATATTACAATCACAAAAAAGTAAAATAGGTGAAAAAATACCAGGCAGTGATAAAGATACTATTGAAAAAACACTCATAGAAACAAATAAAATTCTTGTTCAAATACAGCAAGAACTTATGAGAAGTTCTGCATTAAGAGCAAAGGAAGAGAAGGAAAAGGTAGATAAACAAAAAAGAGGGGTATCTAGAGCAAAACTTAGAAAGGAAGAACTAGATCTTGAAAAATCGTCTAGAAAAATTAAAAAATCTATAGGTGAAAAATCTGAAGATGCTGTAGAACCAGTAAAGGGAATCTTTGATCGCATTATGGATTTTGTTAAGACAATTTCTCTTGGAATTGCTGGCAATGCAATTTTTGAATGGTTAAAGAATAAAGAAAATATTGAAAAAGTAAAAGGGTGGTTTAGTTGGATCAAAGATAATTGGAAATGGATGGCAGCAGTAGTTGGTGCTATTGCATTAATTCCAGTTGTTACGACTATTGCAGGAATACTTGGGCCACTTGGAGCTATTGTTGGATTTCTTTTAAAAGGAATACCAGTTTTAATTGGTGTTCTTACCAATCCAGTGTTTTTGGGAGTTGCTGCAGGTGCCGGATTATTATTTGGAATGAAAGCTGCGATTGACACAGTTCAGAAAAAAGCATCTGGAGGTCAGGCACATTATGATGCATTCAATCAATTAAAAGAGGAACTGAAAGAAAAAGGTATTAGTGTTATAGGTTCTGGTAAAGATGAAAAATTTGCTTTGGCAGTGAACAGAAGAGGTAGGATAACAGAAACAGTTTCTGGTAGTGGAACGGAAGAACAAAAAGCACTTGTAGAAACTTACAAAAAGAGAAGAGATGCTCTGATTGCTAATAGAGATGCCATGAGAGCAGAAATGGATAAACAAAAAGATGCTGTTGTTCCTGTTATGAAAGAAGTACAAACCACAGGAAGAGAAAGAAGAAATGCTTCAACAAAAATGGTAGAAGATAGACAAGCAACAGAAAAATTAAGAAATGAAGCAGAAAGTAAAGTCAGAGCACAATTTGAGGCAAATATTCAAGGTATTTTAGAAGCAAGAAAAATGGGTGGACCCGTATCTTCAGGAACACCCTACATTGTAGGTGAAAAAGGACCAGAAATTTTTATACCTAATATGAGTGGTTCTGTAGTTAATAATTATAGGACTGAAAAAATTTATCAAATGATTTCTTCTCGGAAGAAAGGTCGTGGTGGAATCAACCTAGTAAATCTTCCACCAATAACAAATCAATTGCCGCCCCCAGAGTTACCCGCAATGGGAGATCAAGCAACTGATGTTGATGAAATCTCCAGTGTTAATATGGCAGATCCTTATAGGCAATTGACACCAATGCTTTACGGAATAACGGTGTAAAAATATGGCAGCACCATTAGTCGCAGGATTAACAAGAATGTTGAGTTTCCAAGATATAAAAAAGGAAACAAAAAAAATTGCGAAGAGTAAAGTAAGTCCAAAAACTGAAAGTGAAAATAAAAAAATATCCAAAAAATCGGGATTACTTTCATCAAAAGAAGATAAAGTAGAATCTAAAATATCAAAAACAAATTCTGGTGATGGTGAAGAAAATTCTACTTTTACGGGAACTTCTAGAAAGTTATCTATTAAATCTGCACCAAATTCTCTTTCGCAGATTGAGCAGTTAAAAATTAATGTAACTAATATACATAAATTTCTTGTTAAATCTAATAATCAATATTTGAGATTACAATCTACTAATAAAAAGATACTAGTAAGAGAAGAAAGTAAAAAGAGATTGCAGAGGAAAGAAGGTAAATTGGAGAAAAAGACTTCTCCAATTGAAAAATCTGCAGGAATTATGATAGGGTCTATTCCTGGGCAAAGTATTTTTGATAAAATATTTGAATTTGCCACTCTTATTCTTGCTGGAATAATAGTCAATGCACTTCCAGAAATCATAAAAAAAGTAAAAGAAATTATTGATAATATTGTAAACTTTTTGACACCAATTCAAAGTGGATTTAATTTAATTAAGGCATTTTTCACCGACGAAATAGATCAAGTAAAATATGATGCCGACAAAAAAAGAGTTGATGATGCTTTAGAAAAAATAAATGGTGTAGGTGGACTTATTGATCAAATAGCAGAAAAGACTGGTCCACTTGAAGGATTGATTAAAAAACTTAAACCTGCCATTGAAGGTCTTAGGATTGGAGTTGGTGGAAAGAATATGGTTCTTGCCAAAAAGGGTGGTAAAGAAGGTGTTTTAAATAAAGAAACTGGAGAATTTACTGAAAGGCAGTTTACTGCTGGTGAAAGACAACAATACGAAAAACAAACTATACAGGCTGATAAGTTTTTAGATGATCCGAAAGGTATTAGTGGATCGGAGTTGGTTATAACTTCCGAAATGGGAATGAGAGACTTTGCATTATCTCCAGGAATGCACATGGGTGTTGATATTGCGGGACCAGAAGGAACTCCATTAGTTGCTTTTAGTAAAGGTGAAGTAAATGCTGTTGGTTATGATGGAGGTTATGGAAACTATGTTGTATGGACTGATGATAAACAAATAGAACATTTTTATGGTCATATGAAAAATCCATCTCCCGTAAAAGTTAGACAATCCTTAACAAAAGGTCAAGTTATTGGATTAATGGGGAGCACTGGTAGATCAAGCGGTCCTCATTTGCATTGGGAAACCTCTACTGTTACTGGAGACACTGGTAGATCCAAAAATGCAGTTTTAAGTAGATTTAATCCTTTATCAAAATATGATAAAAATGCTCCCTTTAAAATTGAAAAAATAAAAAAAACATCAGAATCTAGTACTGGAAAAGGTGGAGAAATATCTGCAAAAATACCTGGAAAAATGATATCGACTATAAATCAATCGATGGATGATGAAGACTCTATGACTATTGCAATTCAACAGGTAAATACTATACAGACAGCATATGTTCCGATGCCAATTCCGATCAGATCAAAATCAATGGGATCTACACCATCAACACTTTCACCATTGTGGAGCGCATAAGATAAATGGCAAACGCAGCAGACGCAGCAAATTATCAAATACTTACAATAACCAAAAACGGTGAAGAAGTTCGTTTAGACGGAAAGACGACAAGTTTTGATTACTATGAAAGTTTATTGTCTCCAAATGTAACCGCAGTGATGACATTTGTGGATACTGGTGGTGCAATAAAGTATAATGAAGAATATGATAAACAAGAAAGACTTGGTGGCATTTACAATGCTCTTCCACTAACTGGAGATGGTTCTGAAGAAATAAGATTTAAAATAGTAAGTAAACTTGGGTCATTGGATTTTTCAAGAACACCATTATATGTTAATGGTGCGGTGAATCCAGATCAAGAATCGCAAAGAGAGTCTATAATTCTAAGTTTAGTATCAAAGGCAGCAATTGTAAATCAAGAAACGCACGTTAAAAAGAACTATTCTGGTGCAACCAATAATTCACAATCAGTTAGATTGATTGCAAAAAATTTACTGCAAATACCAGATAATAAACTTAAAATTGAGACAACAAGTAACAAATATCCATTTATAGGAAATAATAGATCTCCCTTTGATGTAATTTGTATGTTAGCATCAAAGTCTGCACCAGAGAAAGGTAATCCTGGATTTTTCTTCTATGAGACTCGTGAAGGTCATAACTTTAAGTCTATTGATAATCTTATTGCACAAAATCCCGTTGCAGAATACTATAAAACTGATGTTAATCGTTCAAGTGTAAACACTAATAATGATTTCAAAATTTCGTCATTTAGCATTAATAAAAATCAAAACTTAATTAATGCATTAAAATCTGGAGTTTATACGAATCGTACCGTATTCTTTAATCCTAAAACATTTAAGGAAGAGGAAGTTACATTTACATTAGGAACTCTTGAAA